CGGAGAGAAGGTCAACACTACTACTTAAAAACAAAACAGTGAGGCAGGCAGTGGATAAAGAAATAGAGAACTTAATGTCAGAAGTGGGTATTACAAAACGATACCTACTGGAAACAACTAAAGATGTTATTGATAAGATAGACGTTAGAGACAATGACAAGCTTAGAGCGATAGAGACCCTGATGAAGATATCTGGTTTGCTGTCTACAGAAAAGAAAGTAGATTCTGTAGCATTGATACAGGAGTTCTCTGGCTTTACTAGAGAGAAGCTACAGGCATTTGAACAGGGAATACTACCTGAAAAGAAAAAAGAACTGTCTGAATGAGTTTTAATATCACCCCTCCACCATCAGAGATGGAGAAAAGAGATGAGGTGTTAGCAAAGGCGTATAGCAACCTTATCTACTTTGGTAGAGCATTTCTACCTAATGACTTCCTGAAGAAGTCTGAATCAGCACCCTTCCACTACGAAATGGGAAAGAAGATGATAGATACAGCACCCGGTGCTCGTATCTGTAACATTATCCCTAGAGGTCACGGTAAATCAGTAGTAGCAAAAGCGGCTATCATGCACAAGCTATGCTTTGCCGCTGATGACCAGCAACACTTCATTGCATGGGTATCAGAAGAACAGTCACAGGCCATTGACCACTTGAAATACATTAGATCACACTTTGAAAACAATAAAATGATACGTTACTACTTTGGAAACATGGATGGTGGTAGTGTAGGCAAACGCTGGACAGAAAAAGATCTGGTAACGCCAAAGGGTGACAGGGTTATATCCAAAGGTACATCACAGAGGCTTAGGGGTAGGGCAGAGGTAGATGTGCGTTATACTGGCATTGTACTGGATGACTTTGAATCAGAGTTAAACACCAAAACACCAGAAAGGCGTGCTGACATTAAGAAATGGATAGTATCTACAGTATACCCAGCCTTAGAGGAAACACCGGGCAATGAGGGCTGGATATGGCTATCTGGCACTATTGTGCACTATGACTCCTACCTACAAATGACGTACGATGGCTGGAAAAAAGCCCAAGAGGACAAAAGGGATTATCCTTGGGATGTAAATTTCTACAGAGCCATTGAAGATGGACAGCCATTATGGTCATCTCAGTTCTCCAAAAAGAAACTGGAAGCAAAGAAACGTGAGTTCATTGAAGCTGGACTGGTCAATAAGTTTGCTCAGGAGTATATGAATGATGCTAGGGATGTATCCAGTGCATCATTTAAAATAGACAGAATACAGTATTACAACGGAAGGGTTGAATGTAAGAATAAATTTAACTACCTTATAGACGGTGATGATGCTATCCCGATCAATATCTACATTGGTGTTGACCTTGCGGCAACTGCCTCAGAGACTTCTGACTATCAGGTCATACTGGTCATGGGCATTGATTCCAGCAACAATAGATATGTACTGGAATATTTTCGTGAGCGTATACCAACATTCGATGTTCCCAAAGAGATTATCAAGCTTGCGAACAAATATGCACCAGTACGCCGTGTCACGATCGAGACAGTTGCGGCACAGGAGATGGTTCGGGATATGGTTACACGGCTTTCCGCAAAAGAGAAAAGACTTCTTCCCGGCATATTTAAAGGCGTTAAGCCTCCAGCTAGAATCAAAAAGGAAGATAGGTTGGAGACCAGTCTTGGCCCTATTGTCAATTCTAAGAAGCTGTATTTGCAAAGAGAAATGACAGAACTGGTAGATGAGTTCTTTGAACACCCGAAGCCTAGAAACGATGATGTGATGGATGCCTTGTACTATGCTGACTACTTTGCGAAACCACCGAAGAGCTCCAGAACCAAAAGAGAAAGTCTGTTAAGCGAGCAGGAAACGCCAACCAAACGCATTGTAAAAAAGACCTATAGCTGGATGACGGGTGCACGGGTTTAAATATATTGCAATATTTATCATTTTATAGCTAACATAGCCTAGTAAAATATTCATGCCAAGATATTCAAGAAGATCAAAAGAAAGACTAGCAACATGCGATAAGCGGTTGCAGGACGTGTTTAATGAAGTGATCAAACATGTGGATTGCTCTATTTTGGAAGGATATAGAAATAAGGAAAGGCAAAATAAACTATATGATGAAAAGCGTACTAAGGTCAAGTATCCTAATGGCCGGCATAATTCTAACCCTTCTAAAGCCGTTGACGTTACCCCTTATCCTGTGGATTGGGAGGACAGGGAGAGGCAGACCCTCTTTGCCGGGTTCGTTATTGGCATTGCTCGTAGCATGGGCATTAAAATAAGATGGGGCGGTAATTGGGATATGTATGAAGAAAAAGGGAGATGGGAAGTAAAAGACAACAGATTTGATGATTTTCCACACTTTGAGATAAAAGAATAATGCCCGGAACTACAGATACAGTAAAAGCAATACTAACCCCCGGAGAGTTTGTGATCCGTAAAGAGGCAGTAGATATGATAGGAGTACCCATGCTAAACATGATAAACAATATGCCAGAAAAAGGAGGTCACTCAAATATAGACAACCTCATAGCAAGAGCTACGATTGAAAATATGAAAGGAATGTATGGTGGTGGCATGGTTCAAGCCGGGCCAAAACCAATGGGAACTGGAGGCATGGTAGATGCTTATGCTGGTGGTGGTATGGTCATGGATCAATATGGTCATGGCGGTAAAGTAAAAAAGAATTTAAAGCCAGTCCCTCAGGGCAATCCCGGTCTAGGTAAACTACCAGAGGCAGTTAGGAACAAGATGGGTTATATGCAAAAAGGTGGTATGGTAGAAGAAAAAAT